TAGGCGTTCACGCCCTGCCGCATATAGAATATTTTGGTCTTGCTGTTGAGGTCGAGATGCAGTTTGTCCTTGACGAACTGTTTGATCTTAGCAAGCCACTCCCTCGCGGTCTCTTTGTTCGGCGCAAGTATGACGGCGGCGTCGGCGTAGCGCGTGTAGAGCTTCGCTCCGAGGAAGCGGATGCAGAACTGATCGAGCTCGTTGAGGGTGATGTTTGCGAAGTCCTGGGAGCTCACGTTCCCCAGGGGTACGCCCGTCTCACCTTCCGGGCTCGAGTCGATCACTTTGCAAAGAAGCCGATAAAAGCGGAGGAGGTCTTCGTAGAGCTCCGGGTGCTTTTGCTTTAGCTTCTTGAACCGCTTCGCGAGGAGCTTCTTGAGAATGTCGCGGTCGATAGAGTAGAAGAACTTCTTGACGTCGATCTTGATGACGGCGGCGTCTTCGCCCCACTTCATCCAGGCAACCCTCATGTCGTGCTGTACGTTAAGCGCGGCGCGGATGGGGCCCTTGCCGTAGAGGCAAGCGAAGGAGCGGTCGACGAAGACGGGGCGGTAGATGTCTTGCAGCGCCTCATGGACGTCGACTTGTACGATCTTGTCCCGAAGCGTGGGGATGTGGAGGCTCCGCTCCTTCGGCTCCGTGATCGTCTTGTGACGATAGGGGCCGGGGTGGTATTCCTTCTTTCCCTTCTCCGGGCGCGGGCCGATCGCCTTGAGCTCCCGCCAGAGTTCGACGTTGTTGACCTCGGAGAGGAGGTCGTAGTTGACCGCCTCCCGCGTGTACTTTCGGGGGCCTCGCAAAGAGTTCTTGTAGCCGACCTCGATCATCCCCCATCCGACCATTTCCTCGTAGGGACGGAGCGGTCGGATAGGTGGGACGACGGGGTTCTTGACCTTTTGCGAGGTCTGGACTAAAATAGGGAATTTCGTCATCGTGGCATCCTTCCATTAGGACGGCTTGGCACCTATGACGCGGGTTTCTACCCACATTGTAGACGTCCCTCCGCCCTCCCCATACGAGAGGGCCGGGCGGGTTCGGTCACTGTTTTTACGCCGTCAAAGACAAGGCGAAGGATTACCTCTCCCTTGAAGTATAACAAGGACGCGCACTCTAAGCCGTAGCCGAGAATGACGCAAAACCTACAAGGCGGGGCGGAAGCCGATGTTGACGTTCCGATTGGACGCCGAATTGTTGTTCCAGTTGCGGGCCGAATTGTAGCCACGGTTCGCCCGGTTCGCCGCTCATCCAGAGATAACCCTAATAGGTGTTACTTTTTGCCGTATATTCAGTTTCGGGGCGGGTTGAGGAAATACTTCTGTAACCCTCCGATGATGCGCCCCATCTCGTTGAGCTTGTCTTGCAGCTCGAGGAGCTTCTTTTGTGTGATGTACTTCTGCGTCCGGGCCACTCCAAACAGGACGAGGAGGAGCGTCTTCTCGGCGTCCGCCTCCTCGAGCCATTCAAACCGCTTTTTGATGGCCTTGAGATTGTTCACCATGACGGAGGCCCGGATGAGCTTGAAACAGGATTGCTTGATCTCTTGAGACAGGGAGAACTTTTCGGCCTGGGGGAAACTCTTTAGCAAGGGGTAGACATCTTTTTCGAGAAAAATCTCGGCCTTCTTTTGCAGGATTGATGGTTCAGCCAACGTACACACCTCGCACTTCTGATGCGGGCGATCTCTGTGATGTCTCCGAAGAACTCGAAGCCGTAGTCGGTGAGCCGGGCCTTCGCGGGCTCCCCGGTGAGGCTGCTGTGCCCCTCAATGACGAGGCCCGCCTCCGCTTCGAGAGTGAGACCGTCCGTAGTCTTGAGGGCGAGCTTGTCGTCGGGTCTGGCCCGGCATCCTTCGCACGTCGGGGAAAGCTCGCCGAAGAAGTTCCCGAGTATGCAGCTTGCTTCTTTCAGGGTGCAAGAGACCCTATACATAGATTTTCCGCGCCACGGGGTCGAAGACGCCGGAGATGATGAGGACGGCATCCACGGAGTCGAAGTTCTTGAGGAAGACGTTGTTCACCATGTTGTTGAGCGTGGCGTCCTTCAAGACCTTGATCTCCTGCTGGTTGGCGGCGATCATCCCCTCATGCAGGATAACGGCTTCCCGGTTCTGGAAGATGCCGTCGTCCATGTGGTTCATGTTCGTCTGACTCACGGGCGTCCCTTCCTGGATGACCTCCTCCGTCGCGACATCGACGACGTGGTCGACCCATCCGATCTTCTCGTAGGGTTTCATTTGACCTGTACCTCCATTTCTTTTTCAAGTATTTTGTATTTGAAGGCCACATATAGCCCCTTGCTCGGTGGTTTCTCGAAGACGCGGTCGGTCGCCGCGATGACGTCGCCGTCCTTGTCCACGAGCTGAACGTCGCCCACGGTGCCCGTGACGGTGTCGTCGAAGTAGACGTATATCTTGACCTCGTCCGCACTCACGAGACGCCGGAACGGCTCGACCGTCTTCGGCTCCCCGTTCAGCGTATAGGCCGCGTGATCGATGGAGTCGGCGAGTCGCCGCCCGATCTTCTCAATGCCGACCGCTGTGATCGTCTTGCTCATGAGTCTCTCTCGCCTCCTGTTGAGTAGGTTTCCTCGGAGCAGCGGAGCCCCGGGGAGCAAATGGGATATTGCAGAACGCCGTCGCCCGGCGTGGAGCCCGCCTCCACCTCAGAGGGGAAGCTCTCATACATGACGTAGGCGTAGGGCTGATAGCACTCCTCGGAGGCCGCGATCGTGCCGACCTTCGGGAACTCCACCTCGCCCGCGTCGTCCCCGCCCTGGGCCGTGACCTCGCTCTTGAGGAGGTGGCCGATGCTTGCGATATGGGGCCAGATGCCGCAAACGATCTCGTTGCACCTTGAATAGTGGGAATAGCCCGTTTTGAGCCCGGAGTCGATCTCGATGACGGCCCCGGCCTCCGAGCCATAGGCGGGCTTGCTGCTGCCCTCCTTGACCTTGCAGACCTCGGCGTCGATGACGTTGAGGTCGTTGACGCCGCTCTGCTGCGAGCCCTTGAGGAAGACGATGAACTCGGCCCACCTCTCGGGGTCTTGGAAGACGAAGGGCTCGATCGTGCTTTGCTCGTAGCCCAGGGCGGCGAGGGCGTAGAGTATGCCGTCCTTGAGCCCGCCCTTCTCGGCGATAATGCCCTTCATGGCGAGCCGCGTCCGATAGCCCTCGACGCTCTCTCCGGCGAGCCTGGGCATATTGCGATCTTGCCCATGGACGGGGAGCATGACGGGGGAGGCCGTGGCGATGTTGGTCTCGTCCCTCACCCGGAGGGCGTCCTCCTTCAGACCGTCAAAGACCCGCCCGATGACCTTGAAGAAGATGAAGAACTGATTGACCGCCCGCTTGCCCTTCTTCAACGGAGCAAAAAGGAGGTCGAACATATACTCGCCGAAGTGGTCGTACTGCTTCACCCGGGCCTCACTCCCTTCTCACTGTCACGGAGACGGCCCCCAGGGTGATGACCTTGTCCTTGTCGAGCTTGACGTCCTGGGCCGGGGTGACGATCTCGGCGTTCGTCGCGGCGGTGTAGCCGCTGCGGATGGCGTGATTGATGTCCGAGAGGGTGAGCTCGTTGAACTTGCGGCCCTTGCGGACGGCGAGGAGCTCGGTGAGGATAGAGGCGACTTTGCCCTTGATCTCCTCCGCGTCGGAGACGTCGGAAGTGGTGACGGCGACCTCTATGTCCTGGGGAACGACGACGGAAGACTTCACTTGTATATTATCGTATGGCCCGGCGATCTTGTCAACCGCTTTCCTGACCTCGGCGAGGAGCCCTTCCGTGGCTTCCCCCGCCGTGCCTGTGACAATAACGTCGACCGTGCCCTGCCCCCGGGGGTGCTGACAGTCTGCTTGAGCAAACAAGACGCCAGGGACACCCTCCGCCGCGTTGATGAACGTATCCTCAATAGGCCGCGCCGCGAGCTCCGACCACGAGCGGAGCGTCCGGGTCTTGAGCCCGTCGTCGTCCTCGGTGTCGCTGCCCTCCCGGGTTATCCAGTCCGGGCCGTTGGTGATCTCGTCGACGCCATTGAGGAAGGTGAGGCTCCGGGTGATCTGGCCCTCGGGGACATTGTACCGGGAGCCCTCCATCTCGGCCTCGACGAGGACGTCGACCGCCCGGGCCCCCTGTTGGAGAACCGCCGTCTCAAGAACGAAGAAGCGGAGCTCCTCGCCGTTGATGTCCTTCTTCGTCTTAAAGACGTGGCCCTTCTCGATCTTGACCGCGTCCCCCTCCGCGTCCGTCCTGGACACGGTGACGAGGCCCCGGGCCTTCTGTGCCTTCTTGCGCTTTTTGGAATAGTCCGCCGCCTTGAGGTCGAGCCACGCGCCCGAGGCGTGAGCGACGAAGGCGTTGTTCAAAAAGACCCGGAGGAACGCTTTGAACTCCCGCTCAATGCGGAGGACGATCATGAGCAGCGTGTAGAAGATGCCGCCCGAGTGGAAGTTCGTGACGACGAAGCCCTCCTTCTTGAGCTCGGCGACGAGTTCGTCCCGGCGCTCCTCGATCTCTGGAAGGGGGAGAACGGCGTCAAGTGTGTCTTTGTCGATCATGCTGCTTTCACCTCCACGCTGACCGCGCTGATGATAACCGTGAGGGCCCGGGCCGTCTCCTCCTCGGTAAATTGGAACTTGCAGGAGAGGACGAAGGCGTCGTCCTCGAAGTCGACGTTGACCTCGATACTCTCGGGGAGGATGACCTCGCGCTTCTGCAATCCGACCCGGGCCCGCTGCGCGATCTCGAGGCGGGTGAGGTCGTCGTCCTCGGACTGGATGAAGTCATAGAGCCCCCAGCCGAAGGTCAAGTCGTAGAACAGATCGCCCGGCTGTGTGAGGGCCTCGAGGATGATGTTCTGATAGAGACACTCGAGGTCGGAGCATAGGGGCGCGTCCCCGTCTGCCGCCTGTGTGAGCTGCCACTCGTCCGAGAGGCGGATGTCGGTGTCTTTGAGGCCCGTCATAGCTTCACCTCCCTAATGATCGCCGGGGTGTCTCCGTAGGCCATAGCCACGGAGACGAAGGCCCCGGTCTTGAGCTGGATGCGGGAGCGGATGTCGGGGAAGGCGGGGAAGGAGTCGTCCACGTTCCCCCAGCGGTCGACGACTTGGAGCGTGTACTCATACCAGTGGGCGGTGATATGCCCCCGGTAGCTCGTGCCTGTCTCGTCGTTGTGGATGACGAGGTCGTTGTAGTCGAACGTCTCGCCGAGCTGCGTCGCCTTCGTGACGACGGCGTAGAGCGCGGCGGGCGTCTTGAGGAAGGCGTAGTCCTGGGCGATGACCTTGTTGACGACCGCCTTCACCATTTCCTCAAGCATGGTCTCGCCCCCCTTCTTAGAAATAAATCCTTGTGCGGATGAAGCCGTCGTCGTTGGTGGACGAGACGACCTTCGTGACCTCCTGCTCCCCGCTGATCTTCGGGTGAATGACGTTGATCTTGTGGGAGTGCCGGACGAAGGGGGCGGAGACTGTTT